AGTCGCTCTTTTGTCTGCTGGGTTCAAAACTTTCAAATAACGCTGTCTCGTGATGAGACCCCGATGCCACGCGAGGTGGATAGGAGAACAAGATGCCTTCAGGCGGTGCTCGCGCACGTTCAGGCCCTGCGCCCGACCCTAATGCTCTGCGACGTGATCGCAAAGACGACGCGGGTTGGACTGTTCTCCCTGCTGAGGGTCGCAAGACTAAGGCGCCTAAGTTTCCGTTGATCGAGCCTAGTCAGCGTGAGCTCGATCTTTGGGTTCAGTTGTGGAAGCTTCCGCAAGCTTTGATCTGGGAGAAGAATCAGCAAGAGCTTGCTGTCGCGTTTCATGTTCGAACGATGGCTGAAGCCGAACGCGTCGACGCGCAAGCGAATCTTCGCACTCTTGTTCGTCAGCAAGCTGGCGAGCTTCTGTTGACGATTCCTGCGATGCTGTCTGCTCGCGTGCGTATCGCTGAAGACGAGATCGCTGTGAAGCGTGCTTCGTCTGCGACAGTGTCGTCGTCTCGCAGTAGTGCGCGTGAGCGTCTCAAGGCGGTCGGTGGTGCGTGAACAGCGTGAGTCTGCTGTTTTGGCTGTTGCTCTCGACTGGGTTACTGCTCACTGTGTTGTTCCAGACGGTTTTGACCGCGGTCGTCCGCTAGAGCTTTACGACTATCAGTTCGACTACTTCAAGAACTTCTATCTCGTTCGCGGTGACGTCGAGTTCGATGCGTCGTCGCCTGTGTTGGGTCCCGCGTTCGTTTATCGTCGCGGCTTGATGGTGGGCCCGCAGAAGATCGGCAAGGGTCCGATGACTGCCGCTCACATCTGTCTCGAAGCTGTCGGGCCCGCACTGTTCGCAGGTTGGGCGCGTGGCGGTGAAGTGTATGACTGTCGCGATCATGACTGTCGTTGCGGCTTCGTTTACGAGTATGAAGCCGGCGAGCCTATGGGTATGCAGTGGCCGACTCCGCTCATTCAGATCACTGCTATCAGTGAAGAGCAGACTGACAACATTTACGGCGCGCTTCGACCGATGATCGAATACGGCCCGCTTGCTGACGTGATCACGAAGACGGGTGAAGAGTTCATTCGTCTCCCGGGTGGCGGTCGCATCGACACTGTGACGAGCTCTGCGCAGTCTCGTCTCGGTCAGCGTGTAACGTTCGTGCCTCAAGATGAGGTCGGTCTTTGGACGCCGACGAACGGCATGAGCAAAGTCGCTGACACTCAGTTTCGAGGCTTAGCCGGTATGGGTGGGCGCGCATCGCTCACAACTAACGCTTGGAATCCCGCTGAAGGCAGTGTCGCTCAGCAACAGTTCGAGTCGACTGCGAAAGACATTTATCGTCAGTTCAAGCAACCGCCGTCGAATCTCAGCTACAAGAACAAAGTTGAACGTCGCAAGATTCATCAAATAGTTTACGGCGAAGCGTTGAAGCAATACGGCGGTCACGTCGATCTTGACGCGATTGAAGCTGAAGCTTTCGACTTGAGTCAGCGTGACATGGCGCAAGCTGAACGCTTCTTCGGTAATCGCATCGTCGCGAGTGCTGACACTTGGCTTGACGCGAAAGTTTGGGACGAACGCAGAGACGCTGAGCGAGTCATCAAGAAGGGTGACGCTATCGCAATCGGTTTCGACGGTTCGTTGCGCGACGACTCGACTGCTCTTGTTGCGTGTCGCATCGAAGACGGTCACTTGTTTGTTTTAGGCTTATGGGAAGCACCTGACGACGTTGACGTCGAGTGGGAAGTCCCTGTTAGTGAAGTTGATGCGCGAGTCGCGTGGGCGTTCAAAGAATACAACGTTCAAAGACTTTACGCAGACCCGGCGTATTGGCAAGACATTGTCGGTCGTTGGGCTTCTCAGTTCGGTGAGAAGAAAGTGTTTGAGTGGTGGACTAACAGAGAGCGTGCCATGGTTGCGGCTCTCGAAAGATTCCACACTGCGGCTGTGACTGGTCAGTTGTCGCACAACGGCGACGAGAATCTGACGCGACACATTCACAACGCGCACAAGAAAGAGACTCGTTCAGGCTTGCTCATTCGTAAAGATCGAGCTCGCTCACCACGCAAGATTGACTTAGCTGTCTGCGCTGTTCTCGCTTACGAAGCAAGAGGCGACGTCATTCAATCGGGCAAGATAAAGAAGAAAGCTGTTTTCGCAGGTTTTTAGGAGACGTTTATGGACAACGACGCACAGTCGCCGGTTGAGATGGTCAAAGTTCTTGAGCAAGAGCTTGCCTCTCGACAGGTTCTGCTTCAGCGTCTCCAGGACTATCACGACGGCAAGCACCGTCTAGCGTTCACGTCTCAGAAGTTTCGTGACGCGTTCGGAGGCATGTTCGCTTCGTTCGCTGACAACTGGTGTCAGCTCGTCGTCGACGCTGTTGAAGAGCGTCTGAACGTTGAAGGCTTCCGCTTCGGCACAGACCCGAAGTCAGACAAGGACGCTTGGACTATTTGGCAGGCTAACTGTCTCGACGCTGAGAGTCAGCTCGCACACTCTGAGTCTCTCATCAAGGGCGACGCTTACGCGATCGTTTGGGGAGATGACGAAGGCAACCCGAAGGTCAGCATCGAGTCTCCGCGCGACGTCGTTGTCGCGTTCGCACCGGGCAACCGCAAGAAGCGTGTCGCGGCTCTGAAGCGTTGGCGTGACGACGACGGCTTCCACTGCACACTGTTCACGCCTGACTTCGTTTACAAGTTCGACAAGGACGATCGCAACGTCAACGGCGACTGGAAGCCTGCGATGATCACAAGCGAGCCTTGGCCACTGCCTAACCCGCTCGGCGTTGTTCCTGTTGTGCCGCTTACAAACCGCGGGTCGTTGACTTCGAGCTACGGCGTCAGCGAGTTCTTGAACGTTATCCCTCAGCAAGACGCAGTGAACAAGCTTCTCGCTGACATGCTGATCGCGAGCGAATACATCGCTTATCCTCAGCGATACGTCACCGGCATGGAAATCCCGATCGACGAAACTACAGGACGCCCGATCGCGCCGTTCAACGTGTCACTCGACAAGCTTCTCGTCGCTGAAGACCCTGCCGCAAAGTTTGGTTCGCTGACAGCCGGCGATCTACAGAACTACGTCACAGGCATCGAGACTCTCGTTCAGCACATCGCTTCGCAGACTCGCACACCACCGCACTACTTCTACCTGAACGGCAACTTCCCTTCGGGTGACGCGATCAAGTCTGCTGAGACTGGTCTCGTTGCGAAGACTCGACGCAAGATGCGTTTCTTCGGTGAGTCGTGGGAAGAAGTCATGCGCCTGTGTTTCGCAGTGCTAAACGACCCGCGCGCTAGTATTATTGACAGCGAAACTATTTGGGCAGACCCAGAGTATCGCTCTGAAGCTGAGCTCGCTGATGCACTCATCAAGCGTTCAGCAATCGGCGTTCCGAAGCAACAGCTTTGGGAAGACGCCGGTTACACTCAGACTCAGATCGCACGCTTTCAGGCTATGGAAGCAAGCGACTGGTTGAACCAAGCTCTCTCAGCACCCGCTCAACCCGTCGCCAATAGCCCCCAGCCAGCCGTAGGCGCGCCCGCACCTAGCGTCATGAAGCCCGAAGAGACTAACGGCTAAACATGTCTCTAAACGCGGTCTATCAGAACGAGATCAAGAAGACTCGACAAGCTGTTGCGAACGCGGTGAAGCTACATTGGAACAATCTGCCTGACTATCGCGACGACAGCATCGAACCTTTCGTGTCTAAAGTTGTGCCGATCGTCGAAGCAGGTCAACGCAGAGCAATCAGCTTGACAGACGCCTACATCAGTCACGTTCTCGGCGTCAAGCCACTAGGCTTAGACTTAACTCAACTGACAGGCGCAAACGTTCGCAACGGCGTCGACCCTGCGACAGTCTATGCGCGACCGTTCGCAACAGTCTGGTCAAGCATCGAGACAATCGGCTTCGCGGCCGCTGTCATCAAAGGCATGAACCGCTTGACGTCGACTGCTGAAATGGACGTGACACTCAGCGCGCGTGATGCGCGTGTCGCATACGCGAAAGCAGACGACAACATCGTCGGGTGGACTCGCATCGCTGACGGCAACTGTTGCGACTTCTGTCAAATGCTTGACGGCGTGAAGACAGGCGCAACTGAGCCGCAACCACTTCACAACGGTTGTGGGTGCGACGCAGAGCCGATCTACGGCGCGCACGTCGACACAAGCGACTTCGTGTCGTTTGAACCGGGTTCAGTGTTCGATGACGCTGAAATCCAACAGCATGGAGAGTTGGGTCCATACATCACGAATAAGGCTTACAGCTTTACGGGTCCCAAGAATCTCAACTAAGTTTTGGGCATTTGCTCACAGATGCCCCTTGTTTTCCCCGCGTGATGCGGCGGATTCATAAAGAAAGTGAGGCCGTGATGGCTGACAACGAAACCGTTTCTGAGGAGTCTGTCGACGTAGTCGATCAGTCCGAAGCAACTTCTAACGCGACACCGCAGGACACTGTGCCTGACGAGGTCAAGCGAGCCTTGAAGAAGGCAAATAAGGAAGCGGAAACGCTTCGTCTCAAGTTGAAAGAGTATGAAGATCGAGACAAGACTGATCTTCAGCGACTTCAAGAAGAGCGTGACGCACTCAAGAACGAGCGCGACTCACTCAATCTCAACGCTATGCGACGCGAGGTCGCAGATGAGAAGGGCCTCACTCCCGCCCAAGCGCGACGACTCGTCGGTTCAACTCGTGAAGAGCTCGAAGCCGATGCTGACGACATTCTTGCGTCATTCCCTGTCAAGACTGCCCCGAAGTTTGGTGACGTCGGTCAGGGTCCACGCGGTGAGTCAGCTCAGCGCATTTACACACGATCAGAGATCGGTGACTTCTCTTTCTACCAGAAGAACAAAGATGACATTCTTCTTGCGTATAAAGAGGGACGCATCGCCGACGAATAGAAACTAAGGAAAAAGCAACATGGCGAACATCACTCGCACCAGTGCTGGTCCATTCATTCCCCAGATTTGGGCGAACACCGCACTTGAAATCCTGCGCAACCGCGTAGTTCTGGCCAAGCTCGTAACCCGTGACAGCGACATCGCCGCTTTCCAGGTGGGCGACACTCTGAACATTCCATACCCTGGCGCGTTCACTGCAAACGACAAGGCAGCCAACACTGCCGTCACTTTGCAGACACCTTCGGCAACAACAACCACTGTGACACTGAACAAGCACAAAGAGGCTTCGTTCCTCGTTGAAGACGCCGCTCGCGCGACTGCCAACCAGGACATCATCGCTCGTTACATGGAAGCCGCTATCGTTCCAATCGCTGAGCAGATCGAGACTGACCTGCTGGGCCTTTACAGCACTTTCAGCAACAGCGTTGGAACTTCCGGCACTGACATCACTGCCTCGACCATTCGTTCGGCTCGCAAGAAGCTCAACGATCTGAAGGCTCCGACTGACAACCGCGCACTCGTCGTCTCGACTAAGGACGAGATCGCGATTCTCGGTGACAGCACTCTTCAGACTTTCTTCGCTTACGCTCAGGCAGCCGCGCCGAAGGAAGGCTCGATCGGTCGTCTCTACGGCTTCGACGTTTACGTCAGCCAGCTCGTTCCAGTTGTTACCGGAACACCTAACTCGACTAAGAACCTCGCGTTCAACCCTGGCGCAATCATTCTCGCGATGCGCGGTCTGCCTGACGCCCCAGCTGGCACCGGTGCTCAGACTGCTGTCGTTCAGGACCCAGTTTCGGGTCTGTCGCTTCGCGTGACCATGGCTTACAACGCAAGCAACCTCGGCGTGCAGGTAACTGTTGACGTTCTCTACGGCGTCGGCAAGCTCCGCGACGAGAAGGCTGTCGTCGTTCTCTCCTAGTCGCTGACTAGCTCTCGTTGAGTGAGAGCGTTGCAACTCGTGACGCTCTCACTCAACACTCAACAAAACAGAAAAGGAACCGTGATGGCTCTATTCATTTCTAACGGCATCGGCGTCAACTCAATCGAAGACGAGTGGCCAATCCCAACAGGTTGGGACAAGATCACAGAAGCTGAAGCACGCAAGCTCAACCCGGGACTCTTCGGAGTCCCTGTCGACGAGTTCGGCAGAGTAGTCGCAGACGAGAAGCCTGCGAAGACAACAACCGCAAAGTAAGTTCTAGGAGATTCAGTCGTGTCAGCATCACTTCTCGCCACACTTGACGACGTGGCCGCTATTCTGCAACGCGATCTGACTGCGGCTGAAGTCACCAACGGAACACGTTTACTGACTATGGCGTCAGACGTAGTTCGACGCTATACAAGACAATCATTCGATTACACAGTCAACGACGTAATCACACTCCCAGGAAACTGGGGCAACACGCTTGTTCTACCTCAGCGACCAATCACAGCAGTGCACAACGTGCTCATAAACGGCGCGACGCCGTCTTATCAAGTGTGGAAGCTACTCGATGACACGCTCTACATTTCTACAGGCGCTTATCAGCCAGACTTTGGTGTTCTTCTTTGGGGCGGAAACGCTCTCTGGGGCCCAGCAGGCTCAAACAGCGGCCCGCAAGCTACAGGCGCAACGTGGCAGGGTCCAGCCGCGACTGTGACAATCACTTACGATCACGGCTATCAGACGATACCTGGCGACGTCGTGAACGTGACAGCCGGTCTCGTCGCTCTCGCAATCGCGTCGCCTGTAGGCGTGAACGAAGAGCGCGTCGGCGGTTATCAAGTCAAATACAGTCGCTCTGAAGGTGGCGCGATGCAACTTCAGTCAGGCGACAAAGAGATTCTGAACTTCTATCGCAAGCGCGCAACAAGTCTTTCGGTGGCGACAATACGATGAGTCTCGCGAAACTTCTCAATCAGCCGCTTGAGTTGCACAAAAACTCGACAGCTACTGTCGACGAATACGGCAATCAACTTGACACTGACTACGGTTCACCGATTCAAATAGTCGGCTATCTAGAGCAGACGATGAGCGTCGAAACGCTGAGCGATCGCGACACAGTCGTCACTTCTTGGGTTGCTTATCTGCCACCCGACACGAACATCAGTGCGTTCGATCGCATCAAGTTCGGCACTCAAACTTTCGAAGTTGACGGCGCACCTTGGAGTGTCTACAACCCACGCGTCGCTTCAACATCACACATTAGAGCGAATCTGAAAGTCGTGCAGTAATGGCTGACGACGTAAAGATTGAGCTCGACGCGAATCTCGAACAAGAACTTCACGAGTTTCCTGTCGTGACTGCTAAAGCTGAAGAAGTCGCGAACGACATCGCAAACGAAGCACGTTTGTTCGCGCCCGTCGAGACAGGACGTTATCGAGACGGCATCGTCGTCGAGAAGTCGAACAAGTCGAAGTCAGGCGTTTACGTCGTGCGAGCGACAGATCAAAAGTCGAGTTGGATTGAGTTTGGCAACGAGAAACAGCCAGCTCAGTTTCCTCTGCGACGCGCAGTCGAAGCACTCGGATACAAGTTCAAGAAAGGCAAGTGATGGCGTTCACACCAATCGTTCTACCTGACGCTGAACTTGCACTCATTCAGTATTTGCGTAGTCGCTCAGAGCTCACGACTCTAGTCCCAGCGGCTCGCATCACAACTGTTAGACCTAAGAGCCCTGTTTACCCGCTTGTCTTGATTCAACGCATCGGCGGAACATCGCTCACATGGAACGCGATTGACGAAGCGGCTTTTCAAGTGGACGTCATCGGCGGCAGTCGCTACGACTGTCAAAAGATCGCTCGCACATTAGCGGCGTGCGTCTTAGCAATAGCAAACGACATCGTTTCTGAAGGCGTGCTAGTTAGCGCGCAAGAAGAAGTCGGGCCACAGTGGTTGCCTGATGCTGTTGTCGTCCCACCCATGTCGCGCTTCGTTGCGCGTTATCGGGTGCTTCTTCACAAGTAAAACAAAACAAGATAAGGAAACCACATGGCTGCTCCAGACGGCTCCAAGATTAAGATTGCCGGTACCGGTGCTATTTGGTACGCACCTACTGGCACAACTCTCCCGACTGACTCGACTTCTGCTCTGAACGCTTCGTTCGTGAACATTGGTTACTGCAAGGACGGGTTCACTCTTCAGCAGGACTTGAAGACTAAGGAAGTCACAGGCTGGCAGAATCTCGACGTTCTGCGTCTGATTCCAACTCAGCTTTCGCGCTCCGCAAAGTTCTCGGCAATCGAGTCGAACAAGACTTCTGTTCAGCTCGCTTGGGGCAACGGCGTCGTGACTGTCGGAACTTCGCCTGCTTACTCGCTGACATTCCCTACTTCGCAGACAACTCAAGAGTTCATTCTCGTTCTCGACTGGAGCGACGGCACTGCGACTCAGCGCATCGTCTTCAAGCGTGCAGTGTTCAAGAGCTTGCCTTCGGTTGCGTTCTCGCGTGGCGATGAGATCAACTACGACATGGAGATTCAGGCGATCACACCGACTGACGGCTCCTACGCCATCGCTGTCTACGGAAGCGACGCCGGAGTGGTTGCTTAGTCATGGCCATTCTTAGCGACGCCCCAGACGGTGCAGAGATTCTTGATCTTGGTGCGGCACGAGTTGCTCGCGCTGAGGCACGCTCTGGCCAGCCTTACATCAAGCTGTCGGCTGGCTACGTGCCAGCAAACGCTGAAGTTCGCATCGAAACAGCATTTCTGATCGACCAGGGAGACGTTCGTGGCACACTAGCCGCACTCGTCACAGACCCTGACGACGTCGACGCGCTTCTCAAAGACGGTTTGACTGCACAGGACATTCAGGCAATCATGCAGTGGATTACTGGTCTGTCCATGGGGGAATCGCAGGCCTCGCTCAAGTCCTAAGAACGGACTTTGAAGCGTTAGAGGCCGACTTTACGCGCTATTACAACGAAGACCTGCGTGCGCTCTGTTGGGGCGACAACCCTTGGGGCGTGCGCAGGCTTCTCGCGCACATTCGCGGACTCCCGCCTGATTCAGCGTGGGTTCGACATCGAGCAGGCGAGTTTGCCGGTTGGTCAAACGACACTGAAATGCTCGCCGCTTCAGTCGATCTGTTGCAGTCACTCGTTCGCGTAACAATCGCGGCACACGGTGGCGACGCGCCTGACTTCAAGCCGATGCCCCGCCCATACAAACTTGACTTTGAACCTGAACCAGAGCAAACAATCTCTGCTTCTGAGTTGTCTTCATTTCTGAAAGGATTCTGATGGCGCTTTCCGCAGGAGTTGTTTCGCTCTCCGTCAAGCCGGACACTAAAGACTTCGGCACTGATCTAAAGTCAAAGCTTCTCGGTCACACTGCCGGAGTCGGCGAGTCTATGGGTGGAATGCTCAAAGACGGTTTGAAGTCGATGGCGGGCCCTGTTGCCGCTGTGGCAGCCGGCATGAGCATCGAGCACATTGTCGAGGGTTCGATTCACTCTTTCGAAGACTTAGCCGGTCAAGTGAACACGATGAAGCGTGTCATGGGTGGCTCAGTTGAAGACGTGTCTGCTCTGCGTGCCGCTTTCCAGTTGTCTGGCGTCGACGTAGATCGAGCAACAACTTCGATGGCGAAGTTCGAAAAGGGTCTCGTCTTCACTAGCACCGGCAAGATGGGTGCTACTGCAACCGCTCTTGAAGACGTCGGCATTTCTGCGCTCGACGCCACCGGCAAGGTTCGCCCGATGAGCGAGCTTCTGCCTGAAGTTGCAGACAAGTTCAAGTCGATGCCTGACGGCGCTCAGAAGACTGCGCTGTCGATGCAGTTGTTCGGCAAGTCTGGCACTGCGATGCTCCCGTTCTTGAACAAGGGTGCTGAAGGCATCAAGGAACTTGAAGACAAAGCTAAGTCGATGGGTTTGACTCTCGACGAAGCCGCGATCGACAAGTTCAAAGAGTCGAAAGTTGCTCAGCGCGAGTTTCAAGCGACGATGCAGGGTCTTCAAGTCACGCTTGGTCAAGCTTTCTTGCCTGTGCTTGAGGGTGTGCAGAACGCGTTTCGCGAGTTTTTCATTCCTCTGATTGAGAAAGCGACTGCGTTCGTCAAGTCGCATGTCAAAGAGTTCGACAATCTTGGGTCACTTCTCAAGAGTCTTGTCGTACCAGCTCTAAACGTTCTGATGGCTGTCATCGAGGGAGTGATCAACTTCTTCTTGAAGTTTCACGACATCATTATTGGTCTGATGATAGTTGTCGGCACTGCTGTTGCAGGCTGGAAGCTTTACGTCGGAATCATGGAAACAGTCAAGCTCGTGAAGACGCTGATGACAGCGGCTACAGTCGCCGAAACAGGCGCAACTGAAGGCGCAACTGCCGCACAAACGCTCATGAACGCCGTCTTGGCTGCCAACCCGATCGCGCTCGTCGTGATCGCTGTCGCGGCTTTAGTCGCCGGCTTGATCTATTTCTTCACTCAAACGAAGATAGGCCAACAGATTTGGGCAGACTTCTCCAAAGCGATGGTTGTCGTCTGGAATGCGACTGTCAAGGCTGTTAGCGACGCTTGGAACGGCGTCGTCTCATTCTTCTCAGCTTCTTGGAAGAACATTCAAGGCTTCTTCTCTGTCGCTCTAAAGTTCATTCTTGACTTGTTTTTGAACTGGACTATTTGGGGTCTCATCATCAAGAACTGGGGCGCGATAGAGTCGTTTTTCTCAAACTCGTTGAAGACAATCGGCAAGTTCTTCGGTGACACTTTCAACGGAATCGGCAAAGCAATCGGCAGTGTTTGGGACGGCATCGTCGCAAGCGCAAAGACAGCGTTCAACACGATCATCAGCATCATCGACGGCGTCATTGGGACAGTCAACACTCTTTTGAGTGCTCTCAAAACTGTCACTGGTGGCGCAGTCAACATCAAGATCCCGAACATTCCGAAGCTTGCTGAAGGTGGCATCGTGCCTGCGACTCCCGGTGGTCGTCTCGTGCGCGTCGCTGAAGCAGGGCAAGCTGAAGCTGTAATCCCGCTGAACAAGCTGAACAGCATGACTGCTAGTGGCGGCACTGGCACGACGATCAACTACTACGCCGCGAAGAACGATTCGATCAGCGCAGAGCAGAAGCTTGTCGACGCTGTGCAGAGAGCGAGAGTGCTAGGTTGGACTTAAATCTGACTCTTACAGGCGCAAACGGCGACACTATCGCTTTCGATAACACGACTTTCACTGTGATGACCGGCGTCAAGGGGTTCGGTATCCCTGCGACTGTTCTTCGCATCAGCGAGTCAGCTCTCGACGGTGGCGTGTTTCGTCAGTCGAAGCGTGGCGTGCGTGAGATTGACTTGCCTGTTCAGACTTACGGCGTCGATCGTGCAACGACTGAAACAGCGTTGCGTCGTCTCGCGAACATTCTGAACAACACAACAGGCCCAGCGACGCTGACTGCTGTCTACGATTCGGGACAGTCTTGGAGTATCCCTGTCTACTATGCCGGGGGCGGCGAAACAATCTTCGGTGAGAACGCAGGCTGGACTTACGCAAACTGGATGCTGACTCTTCAGTGCCCCCAGCCGTATTGGGTGAGCAACACTGCACAGACTTTCTCTGTGACACAGGCGAACACTGGTCGCGGCATGTTGCCGAAGCTCGCAAACTTGAAGCTCACTTCGACGACAGCGATCGGAACTGTCACGATCAACAACTCGCTAGGCGACGTGCCGTCTTACCCGATTTGGAAAGCTTACGGCCCGATGGACTCGTTGACTATCAACAACGGTTCAGTCGGTTTCACTTACAACGCGCCGATTACGGCGGGCGACATTGTCACGATTGACACTTATGCTGGAACTGTAACTAACGCGGCTGGAACGAACGTTTATTCGAATCTTGCAAGCGCACCAAAGTTCTTCACGATACCGCCAGGCACAAGCTCAGCGAACGTGTTAGGCGCGAACGTGACGGCCGCTAGTCAGATCGCTTGCACCTATTACCCACGTCGCGAGGTTGTTCACTAATGAAAGTCAGCGATCTTCTAGTCGAAGTGCGTGACGCAAACTACAACCGCGTAGGCGTCATCACAGGCGATTATCTCGTCGGCTTCAACTGCGTGTTGCGTTTCAACGGCATCGGCACTTGGACTCTCAACTTGCCGGCTGATCATCGTCTTCAGTCGACGCTGACAACACCCGGTTCAGGCATCATCGTTACTCTTCTCGGAAACACGCTGTTTAGCGGCCCGATGACTTGGTATCAGACGACGCAGACAATCAACGACCAGATCGGCATGACTCAGATCACTGGACTTGACGACTCTGTCTTGTTGCGTGATCGTCTCGCGTATCCGACGCCGTCGACTGCCGACGTGACGTTGCAGACTTCAGCTTATGACGCTCGCTCAGGTGCCGCCGAAACTGTGATGAAGACTTACGTCAACGTGAACATGGGTGCGCTTGCACCTGCGACTCGTCAAGCGTCGCGTTTCACTGTTCAAGGCGACTTCGGTCGTGGCGCAACAGTCTCAGGTTCTGCACGCTTTGACATTCTTTACGAGTTGCTTCAAAGTCTCGCTGACGCGTCGCTTCAAGGCGGTACTGCTTTAGGTTTCGACATTCTTCAAGTCGGTTCAAACGTTCAGTTTCAGGTCTACGCGCCGACTGATCGCAGTGCGACTGTGCGACTCGACATCGCGAACAACTTGCTCACTGAGACGATTTACTCACTCGCGGCACCGAAAACGACGCGCGCGATCGTAGGCGGTCAAGGCGATGCGGCCGCACGAGCTTTCATTGAGCGTTCGTCGACAACATCTCTAGCCGCTGAAACTGCTTGGGGCAGACGCATCGAAACGTTCGTTGACTCTCGCTCTTCGACGACAACTGCTCAGCTTCAGACAGACGGCGACGATCGTCTCGGCACTGACGGTCGCGCACAAGTTACAGCGTCAATCAAGCCGACAGACAACACTGCGATGCTTTTCGGGCGCGACTGGTTCTTGGGTGACACTGTCACTGTCGTTGTCGGCTCTTATCAGCTAGCCGCAGTCGTTTCTGAGCTCGCTCTCAGCGTCAACACTGACGGAGTGCGTCTTTACGGAACTATCGGCGAACCGAAGCTTCAGACGTATGAACAGCAGATTCTGAACATTCAAGCCGATCTTTCAAGTCGACTCAACAATCTAGAGCGTTACAAGTAAGGAATAGAACATGGCGGAAACTTATTGGCCGTTTGCGAACATCGACACTACGACGACACAGTTCTCGCAGTGGTCGCGCAACATCGGCGAAGGTGTCAAGGGTTCGTTCAACACGACTGACTTGAAGGTCACTGCCCCCGGAACTGGCATGACTGTGAGCGTTGCTACCGGTCAGGCGATGATTCGCGGACACTACTACTACAACACGACTGCGGCGACTCTCGCGATCACTACTGCGAACGCTACTAACCCACGCATCGACGCTGTTGTCGTGAACTTGGACCCTAGCGTGAACAGCGCAGTGTTGACTGTTGTCGCTGGAACGCCTGCCGCTTCGCCGGTCGCACCGACGTTGACTCAGACTGACGGCGCTGTTTATCAGTTTCTTCTTGCGACTGTGCTCGTGCCTGCGGCCGCCGCTTCTATCGCTTCGGGTAACGTCACTGACGCTCGCACGTTCTTGGGTCAGGGTTGGTTCAGCACTCCAGTTCAAGACAAGAGCGCGAACTACACGATCGTGGCTGGCGACAAGTTCTCAACTATTCGCTCGACTGGTTCAGCTATCACTGTCACTGTCGCGAACGTGTTGAACGTCGGTGATCGCATCGACTTCATTCAAGACGGAACAGGTCAGATCACGTTTGCTCAGGGTTCAGGCGTGACTCTTCAGTCGTTTGGAACTTTGACAAAGACTGCCGGTCAGTATGCCGCAGTCACGCTTGAGTGCGTTGCTTCGGGACAGTATCGTCTGATTGGAAACTTGGGCTAATGCTTGTCCCTCTTGGCTTTCTTGGCGTGAATAGTAAATACGATTACGAACTCATTAGCACTCAGATACTCGCTTCTAATGCCGCGACGGTCACGTTCTCGGCAATCGACCAAACAAAATACAAGCATCTTCAGCTTCGCGTCACCGGTCGCACGACTTACACAGGCGGAGTTGACGTTCTGACTGTGCAGTTCAACGGCGACACCGGCGCAAACTATGCTTCTCACCGCTTGCAAGGCGATGGCACTTCTGCAACAGGAGCGAGCTTTACGTCGCAAACTTACGCAAACATGGGTTTTGTTGTAGGAGACAACTCGACAGCCAACATCTTTGGGGCGTCTGTGATTGACATTCTCGACGCGTTCTCGGCAACAAAAGTCAAAACACTTCGAGGAGTGCAAGGCTCGAACGCTTCTTCGAATCTTGTCGCAGTGAAGTCAGGCTTGTGGATAAACACAGCGTCTGTGTCGTCGATAGTTCTTGGGACTACGGGTGCGGGAAACTTTATGACTGGTTCACGTTTCAGTTTGTATGGGGTGAGAGGCTAATGGCACAGCAAGCACACGTTCTAATCTCATCGCAGACACTCGCTTCTGCAACTGCAACTGTGACGTTCTCAAGCATCACTTCAGGCTTTCGCGATCTGCGACTTGTTGTTGCAGGTCAGTCAACTGCCGCCGCTAACGTCTTCGTGACGCTCAACGGAGATTCAACAGCGTCAAACTACGCATGGATTTGGATGCTCAGCAACGGTTCGACTACGTCAAGCACAACCGGAACAGACTTGGTCTTTGGAGACGTTCAACCGGGACCCGGAACAAACATTTATGACTTTCTGGACTACAGTGCTACTGACAAGCACAAGTCTGCTCTCGCTCGCGTGTCGTTCGCCGGCTATGAAGCGACAGTTGTTTCAAAGCGATGGGCAAACACTGCCGCCATTACGTCAATCGCATTGACAGCAAACGGAACAACTTGGGCATCAGGAACGACTTTCTATCTTTATGGAGTGCTCGGCTAATGGCTCAAGTTCTTATTTCAACAGTTACTGTTGGCGCTGGCGGTGCCGCGAGCATCGACTTCACGTCAATCCCTCAGACATACACTGATCTTCTTATTGTGCTGTCAGGTCGTTGCAACGACGGAGCATCTGTTCAAGACGGCGTTCGAATGAGCATCAACGGAGTCACAACTAACCGCAGTTTCAAACAGTTAGTTGGCGTTGGAACTGCCGCGACTGTGAACGGTGGAACAGACGACTATCTGGGCAACGTTACTGGCGGAACTGCGACAGCAAACAGTCACGCCAGCATGAACCTCTATTTCCCAAACTACGCGAGCACGACGCTGAACAAGCCATTCTCGCAAGAGATAGTCCCTGAAACAAACTCGTCAGCAATCAACATGTTTGTCACAGCTGGTCTGTGGTCGTCGACTGCCGCAATCACATCACTCTCGTTCTACATCACAGGCTTCAGTTGGGTGCAATACTCGACAGCTTCAATCTACGGAATCAAGTAAAGGAACATCATGTCTAATCCGATTCGACTAGAAGTCAACTGCGAGACTGGCGAAGTCACAGAGATCGAGCTGACTGACGCTGAAGTTGCTGAGCTCGAAGCACAGCGCGTCGCATACGAAGCAGAGCAGACACGTCTCGCGACTGAAGCTGAAGCGAAAGCCGCACAGAAGACAGCAGTGCTCTCAGCTCTTGCAGAAGCCGCAGGTCTCGACGTCGCTGAAGTGACAGCCGTTCTAGGGTTCTAGCTCATGACCGGGCCTGACGAACAAATCCCGGGTTGGGCGATCGAGCTCATTCGTCAAGTCGAACGCTTGAACGAGAAAATCCCTAGCCACGTCGAGTGGGCGACACGCAACATTCTCGACCACGAGAAGCGGATTCGCGATCTTGAACAGTTCAAGTGGCGCATGACAGGAGTCGCTTCAGTGTCTTCTGCTGTCGTCGCACTCATCATCGAAGTTCTCGCACGAACAATCTTCAAGTAAGGAACGCTTTTGGCTGTCGTAAATCAGACTCTATTCATTGACGCAGGCGCGAGCTTCAGCATCGGTTTCTATTACACGAACATTGACTTGACAGGCTATACAGCGCAAGCCATGTTCAAGGTCTACCCTGTGACTTCGTCGAGCACGAGCGCGCTCACTGTGACGCCGACGATCGACGCGACGACAGGTTACATCGAACTGAACTTGACTGCGACGCAGACAGCTTCTCTGACAGCCGGCGTTTACAAGTGGGGCATGGAACTCACTCACGCAACTAAGGGCGTCATTCGTTTCGCAGACGGTTATGTCATCGTTGCAGTCGAGGTCGTCAAGTGACAGTCACAGTTGTCAATAAGACTCCGAACGCTACTGTCGTCAACGCTTCGACGACTAGCACTGTCTCAGCTTCTGCTCAACGCGGTTCAACTGGACCAACTGGCCCGCAAGGTGTCGCCGGTGCCCCCGGCGTCTCAGCAGTGTTCACGATGCAAGATCAGCTTGCCGTTTACACAGGCAAGAGTCGCTTTTACTTTGACAACTCTTACACGCTGACGAAGATTCGCGCGAGCGTAGGCACTGCCCCGACGGGTTCAGCAGTCACTGTTCAGCTTCTTCTCAACGGCACAGTCATCGCGACTGTCTCGATTCCTGCGGGCGCAAACACCGCAACAGCAACTTTGAGTCAGACTGTCGCAGTCAACGACTACGCCACAGTTTCAGTGACGAGTGTCGGCTCAACTACCCCAGGCGCAGACTTGACAGTTTCGCTGAACGTTCAATAAGGAAGTAGATCATGGCAACACTAGCCTCAGTAACAGAACTCAATCAAGCTCTCGCCACTACTGGTTGGGGTTTCATTTCGATTCACTCTGCGACTCCCGGAACAACCGGTGCGAGCGAGCTTACCGGCGGTTCGCCTGCTTATGCTCGTGTAGCTGTAACTTGGAACGCCGCATCAGGCGGAACAATCACTAACAGCAACGCGTTGACTTTCAACTTCCCTGCGTCTGCGACTGCCGCTTACTTCGGCATTTGGTCGGCTTCGACTGCCGGAACTTACTACATCGGCGGAGCTTTGAACAGCGGAACAGCGATCGTGAACGGCGCAACTC